CCCGCAAAGCGGGTGCCACCGCATCGCCATTTGTCCCGTAGTCCATCCGTCCTTGCCATCGTAAAGCCCGAACATGATATCCGGGCCGCTCCTGCCCTCCAACGCTGATTTCGCATACCATGCTTTCGACGTCCAAAAAAAACCCCTCTTCATAACCCCCCCTCCTCTGCTGGCAGCATCGCCCGCGCTTCGAATGCTTCAATCTCCCTCTTCGCTTTTTCGTAATGAAATTGACACTTTCCGTGTGACACCTGACCCGCTTTCAATTTCGGCCTGGAGCCTAGGTCAATGCGGCATACGTCGCAGATCGCCCGCCCGAAGGCCGACACCACTGCCCGCCTGTCCATCCGCTTCTGGGACCGGCAGAACTCAACGAGCTGCGCCAGGCTCCACCATGTCACGTCCTGTATTCCGGCTAGGCGCCCCCGCTTGTCAAAGCAGTACGCGCACGACGGCTTCCCCTCAATCGGCTTCGGCATCCTGCACCCCCATCCTGTCAATGTCTTGAATGTCAAGGTAAATGGTCAGCAGCTTGCGCCGACACTCGGAAACGGTGTTAAGTGCACGCTGCCGGATGATTTTTTCTCCCAGGTCCTTCGCTTCCCGGTTTCGGATGTCCCCGGTGAGCGTGTCAAGATCCTTCAAGATTGTTTCATACCTGTCAATTATCGGTTTCATCTCCCCCACCTCCTTCAATTCCACCCAGGCGAACCGCACAATCGGATTACCGGCTGCCCAGATGGGTATTTTTTTAGCCGTTTCCTGCGCGTTGGCCTCAGCAATTTCGCGCGAAAGGCCCCAGGATTCAACCTCAAACCAATCCTGCCCGTCATCACCCTGCCGGACGGGAACCCATATTCTAACCCTCATCATTCTGCACCCCCTCCGCCGCCTCAATCAACCGCGACGCCATATCGATCAGCTCCTCATTGGTGTAGGGCGCCGCATCCTTCCCCGGATCACAACCCCCGCCCAGGCTATACTTCACCTGTATTGCGAAATCCAAAAGCTCCGGCGCCGCGGCGATCAATGCCGCATTCCTTTTGTCGTAAGCGACGGCTATATTCTCGCCGCTGTCCTCAGCAATTATCAACCCTTGATGGTTGCCCATGCTGGCCTCATACCACGGTTCTTTTGTGTGTCTCATGATCCCCCCCTGCCCGGTACAAGGCCCCGGGCCAGGCTCCTGCTGCCCCGTCTCCGGGGCGGTTTCGGTTAAAAGCCGCCAGGGCCATCTATCATAATCCGCTGAATCGCATAGTATTCTTTTTGCGTAATCAATCCGGCGTCTCGAATATCCGAAAACCACCGGATAAACGTCCCGGTTCGGTCCCTGTTCCAAGAAATCGGAATCAATTCTTGCGCTGTATCCAAAGTCTCGGCATACCGCGCAAGTTTGTATAGTTCCTGCGGATATTTCAAAAGGTCAACCCAGTCCATTTCAATCCCCTTGTGTTGCCCCGGATTGCTCCGGGGCGGTTGCGTGTTTGTTATAGATCGTGTCTGGCCTCAACTGTCAGGCTCCACCTGCCGTTATCCGGGACGGCCCAAAGGCTCTCCCCCCAAAAGATATCGTCGTCGTTATCTCTCGGCGGGGACAACAGCCCCAACAATTTTTCCTGGGTTTCCCGGGGGCTCAAGTCCCCGAAGAACCCGTCGCACCAAAGCTTGTCGGCGAGGTTGTTGCTCTCCTCGGGGTTGTCGTCCCCGGTGCAGTCCTCACCGGCCAATTCTTCAATTGCGTCAATCAGTCTATCATCAGTAGAGTACATGATCCCTCCCTTTCGTGCCCCGTCTCCGGGGCGGTTCGTTAAACCAATTTGTACGATCTATATTCCCCCGTGTGCTCCGTCAGCCCGGCGAGGGCGTGACAGATTTCACCCCGCAGGTTATCACTGCTGATGCAGATAAAATCGTATTTGTGTTCTGGTTCGCGCCGGAGCAGCACGTTGGCCGCTGCATCCAGAGTGTTCTCGTTCTCCCAGGGCTCTCCGGTCAATTTTATCCGGGTATATTTGCCTGTCTCAATGCAAGTCAATTTCATTTTCAATTCCCGCTTGAATTCACCATCAAAACTCATACAGATTAATTGATTTTTCATTTTATCCCCCTCCCTTGGTTTTTGTTTGCGTTCGATTAAATATAGAAGCAAGTGCTATGCCAACACGCATAAATAATCACAAAATACTCGCAACCCTGCGTAATCACAAGCAATATAAATTATTCTCCCACCGTTCACGAACTGAACAACTGATAAGTTCTTACGCACCTTTTGGATACTTTCTACCCGCCCTGGATACTTTATACCCATTTTTCTCTTGACATCCGCATTTTATCCCTATACCATACCCACATTGACCCGCCGGCGCGCGGCGCGGTCTCTCCTCATTCCCCCTCACAAGCAGCCCGGGTGAATATGGCCCCGGGCTCAAACAAGGGAGCTGATATGTTCGACATCAACAAAGCAGCCGCAGACCCCAAAATCACCATCGAAGCATACGCCATACTCTCGTATCTCAATCAATACTCGCAGGGTTTGCCAATCTGCGCCCCCTCCCGCAATCGCATAACCAAATCACTCAAAATATCAAAAACACGCTTCTATAAACACCTCAACCTATTGATTGATAACGGTTATATCGCAATATCAAAGCATAATTTCGGCACGTTCCCGCAAAACCAATATTCAAACCCTTCATGTCCTCATTTTGAGGACATAATAGTTAATCGTGTCCTCAAAACAGGGACACAAAGGAAAAATAACGTGATCTGGCTCGAGAACTGCCACAACAGGCTCAGAGAATACCGACACAATGTCCTGAACTCCATCGGTAAGCACCCCGTGCCAGGTTATGCATCACCCATAATCAATAAACAAGACGATATGAAACAGGCAGGGAGATAACATCTTGCAAATACTCAAAACCATATTCGGAATCATCCTGCTCGGGTATGCAATATCGGCCATGTTCGGCTGGCTCTCAATCCCAATAAAGGCGGTGTTCTGATGGCTGCAAAACCCAAAAAGAAACCTGCACCAGGCGTGAGACGCGCTAAAGAACGCAAAGCCCTCGGGATGCCTGCAATCCCACCGCAACACCGGCCAGAAGGCGAAGAAAGACCCAAACCTAAATGCGGCGGACCCTACGGCAACCAATTTTGGCGAATGAGATCGTCCCACGGACGCAACCCGATATTCGAAACACCCGAAAAACTATGGGAAGCCTGCAAAGAATATTTTGACTGGAATGAATCACATCCGTTGTATGAAGACTCGGTTTCATTCTACCAGGGCGAAGCATTTCATGACCAAAAAGCCAAACTCAGAGCAATGACATTTGACGCGCTGATAATATTCCTTGATATTTCAACAAGTTCCTGGGACCAATATACAAAGCGTGACGGTTTTAAGGAAGTGTGTACGCGAGTACAGCGGATAATTCGCAATCAAAAGTTCCAGGGCGCATCCGCTGACCTGCTGAATCCATTGATAATTGCGCGTGATTTGGGGCTGAGAGACAAACAAGATTTTACCCACGCCGGACCGGACGGCGGGCCAATTCAAACAATGCAAATAGAGTTTGTGAAAGCCGACCATGATAATGAAGGCTAAATTCCCTGAGCTTCTCGAATTTCTGTTTGAACCCTGGCGCTATAAAGTCGCCCGTGGTGGTCGCGGGTCTGCGAAATCGTGGTCATTCGCCCGCGCTCTACTCATCCAGGGCGCCGCTAAAAAACTCAGAATCCTATGCGCTCGTGAAGTCCAGCTATCTATCAAACAATCCGTTCACAAACTGCTGAAAGATCAAATATCCTTACTCGGGCTTGATTATCAATACCAGGTCTACGAAACTGAAATCAGGGGCAGTAACGGCACCGAATTTGCGTTTACTGGCCTGTCGTCGCTCACTGTTGACACGATAAAATCATTTGAAGGGTATGATATATGTTGGGTGGAGGAAGGTCAGGCTATATCGAAGCGGTCCTGGGAAATCCTCATCCCGACAATTAGAAAAGACGGGTCGGAAATTTGGATTAGCTATAACCCTGACCTTGAAACGGATGAAACCCACCAGCGATTTACGATAAACCGCCCGGATAATTGCAAGAACGTCCTGATAAACTGGAGGGATAACCCGTTTTTCAACAAGGTTCTGGACCAGGAACGGCTCAGGTGCAAGCTGTATTCTCCGGACGATTACAACAACATTTGGGAGGGTGAGTGCAGACCGGCCGCCGAGGGTGCGATTTATTACAAACAGATTGCGGAGGCCGAAAGGCAGGGGCGCATTGGGGTTGTTCCCTATGATCCCATGCTCCGGGTTCATATCGTCTATGATCTGGGGTGGGAAGATAGCCTGGGGGCCGCTTTGGTTCAAGTTAAATCGTCTGAAATCAGGTTGATAGAATATATCGAGGCCAACCATACGCCGCATGATATTTACGCCGCAGAACTCCGAAAGAGGCCGTATAATTGGGGTAAAGTATGGCTACCTCACGATGGGTTTGCAGGGTCCCTGAAATCCAACGGCAAATCGGATGCCGACATATTGACCGCGCTGGGCTGGGACGTTGCCAGGCGTGATGAGATCGTCGAAATGACCATCGAAGCCGGTATCCGCAACGTGATGATGACGTTTCCGAGGTTGTATTTTGACAAGGGGAAGTGTGACGCGCCGGCCATTGATTCACCGTTTCGTGAGCATGATGAGGATGCTTTTAAGACGGATGGGTTCAGTCCAACACCCTTGAATAACAGGCTAATTGAAGCGGTAAAGCGATACCGGAGGCAGGTCAACCGACTTACGACCGCGGTAGGCTCTCCGGTGAAAGATCCGAACGCACACGCCGCCGACGTTCTCAGGTATGTATGCCTGAACGCTGATCAGATGACCAACGAGCGGACTGGATATTATACAAAGAAGCCAGTCAAAACAGTCGCATACGCATGGTGAATGGTGAATAGATGCCAACTTACGGATTGATGCCGAGAAACACAGGAACAAGCCCCGGACCGGTGGTGCAGACCGGGCGGACGTATGAAGACCGACCAATGATCCGGCGGGTGTCTAACGAGGAAATGGAGTTGAAAGCCCGTCAAGAGGCCGAGGCGCAGTTCAGCGAGCAGCAGAACAAACCCGTCATATCCGCTCTGGCGTCCCATATCCGATCTGCATTGACCGCGGCGATATCGGCAAAGCAGACCGTCACCAAGCGGCTCCTCGCGTGTCTCAGGCAGAGGGAGGGGATATACGAGGCCGACATCCAGTCCCTCGTCAAACAGCAGAACGGCACGAACATCTATATGATGATAACGGACATCAAGTGCCGCGCCATCGAATCGTGGCTGAAAGACATCATGCTGCCGTCCGGGGAACGCCCGTATTCAATCGAGCCTACTCCGGTCCCGGACATCCCTCCAGGGTTGATCAGGAAGGCGCAGCAGGCGTTCATGGCCGACTACGCAGAGGGGATCGCGCAGCAGAATGGCGGGGTATTCGATCCGAGGATGATCGATCCGGAGGACCTGAAGGCTCAGGCGGAGGAATTTCAGAACGAATTATTGAAGCAGATTCGGGAAATGGCGCAGGATGACGCGGATTCGCTGGAAGATCAGATTGATGACGAGCTTGTTGAGGGGAAATGGTACGAGGCGCTGTCAGAGTTGATTGAAGATTTTGCGACCTACCCGACTGCTTTTCTTGAAGGACCGATATTCAGGAAGCGTGCGGGCCTTTCGTGGGTTCCCGTAGAGGGCACGATTCAGAGCCAAGTCACGGTAGCCGACACGATACGCAAGGAATACAGCGCGTTAAGTCCGTTTGATGTTTATCCGAGTCCGGGAGCAAAGACAATTCAGGACGGGGATCTGTGCATTCGGAAGCAGTACACCAGGAGGGATCTGGTATCGTTCAAGGGTGTTGACGGGTTCGATTCTGCGGCAATCGATCAGGTTTTGGAGCGGTACGGTGATGGCGGGTATCGGGAATCCATAGCGTATGACACCGAGATATCGGATTTGATGGACAGGCCGAACGAACAGAGCGACCCGGAAGGGCATATTGACTGCATCAAGTTTTTCGGGTCTGTTCAGGGGTTCAAGCTGCGGCAGTGGGGGATGAATATTGACGAGATTCCAGACCCGTTTCAGGAATACTCGATAATCGCGTACCTGGTGGGGAGCTACGTCATAGGGGCACGGCTGAACCATCATCCGTTGGGGAAGCGTCATATTTATTCAGCGAGTTTTCGGCACAAGAACGGCTCGATTTGGGGCAAGGCCCTCCCCGAGTGCATGAAAGACATTCAAAGCATCTGCAATTCATCGGCCAGGGCGATATGCAACAATGCCGCCATAGCCTGTCTTACAGGGGATACGGTTGTTTTTCGGGAAGGCCAGCGCAGGGGAGCGTCGCCCATAACCATTCGCGACCTTTGGAATAAAAAAAGTAACCATAATAGCGGGTTGAGACGCATCAAGTTAAGGTCTCTGGATGAAGAAACCGGAGAATTCTTTTCCAACCGAATTATTGATGTTGTTGATAACGGTGT